ATTACTGGTTACAATTTTATTATCAATGTGGAGAAGTCTCGCTATGTTAAAGAGAAATCTAAGATTCCTATTTCGGTCTCCTTCGATGGTGGTATTCAAAAGTATTCTGGCTTGGTCGACATTGCGATTGAAGGTAATTTTGTTTCTAAACCATCACCAGGTTGGTATGCAAAGATTGACCAGAAGACTGGAGAGATTGGTGACAAAGTTCGCTTTGATGCCACACAAACTGATGAATTCTGGAAACCTTTACTTAAAGATGCGAAGTTCAAAGAATTTGTAAATCAAAAATATGGGATTGCATATGGAAACATTATGGGAGAAACTCCTGTTCTGGAAGAAGAAATCTCCGAAGATGCTTGAAGAGGGCGTTGATTTTCGATATGTAGATTTGGATCTTGATGATTCTAAATTAACAGGTATTGCTTTGATGGTAAAGGGATATGAAGATGTCCTTTATCATTATCACAAGGCAAAAGTTGTTGAAGAAGGTGAATTTGCAAGATTACAATTTGGGTATACAATAGTTCATCCTGGCAATTTTGATATAGATGAGTTGACAAAAGATGAAAAATTGCATACAATCATGGGTGATGTACTCACTTCAATATTAACGGCGCAAAAAAATGAACAGATTAGAACAGACGATTCTGAAGAATTTAATTTATAATGAGGAATACTCAAGAAAAGTATTACCATTTATTCGTCCGGATTATTTCTCTGATAACATAGAGAAGACAGTATTCAAAGAAGTATTTGATTTTACCAATCACTACAAGAATCCACCAACACATGAAGCTCTTGTAATTAATTTTACCGAGAAGAGGGATGTATCGGAAGATGTAGTGAAAGGTGCGATTGAACTTCTTAATGAATTAAATCAAGCAAAAGAAGAACCAACCGAGACTCCATGGTTAATTGACCAGACTGAAAAGTTTTGCCAAGATAAGGCAATTTATAATGCAATCATGGAGTCTGTTGGTATTCTCGACAGCAAATCCCACAACAAATCTAAGGGTGAAATCCCACAGTTATTGAGTGATGCACTTGGTGTTTCATTTGACAATACTGTTGGTCACGATTACATCAATGATTCTGATGCTCGATATGAAGCATATCACAGAGTAGAATCTCGCATTAGATTTGACCTTGACCTTTTTAATAAGATTACAAAAGGTGGTCTACCAATCAAAACACTAAACATTGCACTTGCAGGTACTGGTGTTGGTAAATCTTTGTTCATGTGTCATGTGGCATCTGGTTGTTTATCACAAGGCCACAATGTTCTGTACATCACAATGGAAATGGCAGAAGAAAAGATTGCTGAAAGAATCGATGCAAATTTGCTAAATATAGATTTGAATGAGTTACACACACTTAGTAAAGAAGATTATGAAAGAAAGTTTTCTGCGTTGAAGAGTAAGACACATGGTAAACTAATCATCAAAGAATATCCAACTGCAAGTGCTAGTGTTCTACACTTCCGTGCATTGTTGAATGACTTGGCGATTAAGAAGAACTTTAAACCTGATATAATCTTCATTGATTATTTGAATATCTGTTGTTCTGCTAGAATTAAACCTGGTGCAAATGTAAACAGTTATTCATATATCAAGTCTATTGCTGAAGAGTTACGAGGTCTTGCAGTAGAAAATGCTTTGCCGATTGTAAGTGCGACACAAACAACAAGGTCTGGTTTCTCCTCATCGGATCCTGGACTAGAAGATACAAGTGAATCGTTTGGTTTACCTGCAACTGCTGACTTTATGTTTGCGTTAGTAACTAATGAAGAACTTGAAGCATTGGGTCAGATTCTTGTTAAACAGTTGAAGAATCGTTATGGTGATCCAAATGATTACAAGAGATTTGTTTTGGGTATTGACCGTGCAAAGATGAGATTGTATGATGCAGAACCATCCGCACAGGCTGATATTGTAGATGCTGGGCAAGAAGATAAACCACTAAACACTTTCGGTAACAGAGAGGGTAAGTTTAAAAAAAACTTTGAGGGAATGAAAGTATGACAGATAAAAAAGTGCTTAGTTTAATTACTAAAGAACAGGCTGAGAAACAAGATTATAAAAAAGACTTGCTTGAAATCATAGATAATTTTCGTCAAATGATTGTTGATGATGAGATTATAGAATTTGCCATTTCATCTTTAGATGTTGAAGGTGAAGTTGTGATTACAACCTGTTGCAAAGATTTCCTTGGTGGTGTTGGTCTATTTGAAATGGGCAAACATACTTTGATGATGCAATCATCTTACGACTTTGAATGAACTTAAACCAATACTTACTTGACAATCGTAATCAGAATGGCGTTCCAATTCTGAATGAACAACAATGGTCTGATATCAATGCACAATTTGATAAAGAGACCATTGTTGCAGCCTTGATTGATATCATTGTAAAAACAAAACCACCTTGCCCATTAAGAGATATTTCTTTTGCAGATATGCAGAAGTCTTTTTGGGATTTATCTTTGTCTGATTTAAAGACAACATTTCAACAACATGACGAAGTGAAAGATTTAGTGTTAGAGAAGTTTGAAGACTATGGTAGAAAATATGCTACTCATGGTCTTGGTGTCATTCAAATGGGCTCACAATTTAACAATGTGAGTAATTACTTTCACCAAGAGTTGCGATACAATTGCGATGCATGGGGTTACAAGTCTCCTATTTTCCGATGGGACAACAACGATAATCTACGAAGTGTATTTCTTGCATTGTGGCGATTGGGTAACAAAGAACTATCAGTTAGTTCCTATATCTCTTCATTCAGATTGAGTGCCTATATTGCCACACAATTTAAACCACAAGTCGCAAAATTTCTGTATCAAATTACAAATGCAAAAACTGTATTTGATTCATCTTGTGGTTGGGGTGATAGATTGGCTGGTTTCTATTCGTCAGATGCCGATGAGTATTATGGCACAGATCCTAATGACCAAACATTTGAAAAGTATTATGAACAATGTTTAGTCTATGAAAGATTCCTTGGTGGGCGCCCAAAAACTGTGAAAGATGATAAGCACTTCATTGTTCAAGGTGTCAAAAGAGTTGAGATTCATAGATGCCCAGCAGAAGACTTTGATTATTCTATTTTGCCTAAAATTGATTGTGCGTTTACTTCACCGCCTTATTTTGCAACAGAGAAGTATAACACAACAGGCAAACATTCAAATGAACAATCATGGGCGAGATATACAACTTATGAAGAATGGCGAGATGGTTTCTATCTGCCTGTAAATCAAAAGACATTTGATTCTTTGAGTGACAATGGTTATCAATTCGTCAACATCATGGATCCAAAGATTAAGACAAAGAGATACTATGCAAGTGATGATTTGATTGATAATCTTACTGAAAGAGGTGCAACCTTCTGTGGTCAGATGGGTATGAGAATTATGCAAAGACCAAAGAATGTTGAGAACTTAGATGAGTTTATGCATAAGATTTACATTGAACCAATCTGGTGTTTCAGTAAGAAAAAAGATGAATTTAATCTTGTAAATGACTATATGAATACTGGTGCCCTAGACAATTTCTTCGGATAAATATAAGAATTACATAACGGAGTGTTCATGGGTTCATTTAAAAATTATCTAAAAGAAGACAAAACTGAGGGTGCAGTTTTTGAAGAAGTCATCGTAGCCGCTTGGAACGGAAAACCTGGACCAAAGACTTCAACTATTGCACCAGATGCTGGTAAGAAAATTGTTAAGTATTTAAAGACACAAAACATTACTGGTAAAACAGCTTCAAAATTAGCAACAAAAGAAGTTGATGTTACTTCAGAGTGGTCTAAATTTTGGTTGCCAAAATCTGTTCCAAGTTCAACAAAAACTCCAAAAACAGATATTCTTATTGGTGATAACAGAATATCTGTAAAAATGGGTCCAGCACAACTTATGTCTGGTGGTCCAAACGAATCAACCGCAACATTTTATGCGGCACTCAATTCAATGTATAAATCTGGAATTGATGTTAATACAGATTTATTTCAAGAAATTTGGGCAAAACTAAACACACTTACCAAAAGTGGAATTGCTAAAGATAAAGTAGATGCTGAATTAAAAAAAGGTAAAGATAAATTCCTTGCACAAGCAAATAAAGTAAATAATGATGTTAAATTATTGATGAAACAGGCTTTTGAAAATGAAGATTTTCGTTTAGCTTTTGTTAGAGAAGCAACAACTGGTGAAGTTAAATTCAGTTCAAAATCGGATGCATATGCCGACTATGTTCTATCAAGTGATTCAAATGGTGATGTATCACATTTATATAAATCAACAAATAAAGCTTTTTTAAATAAAGTTGCTCAAAAAGCAAATGTCACAGTTAGATTCAAATCAACATCTATAAAATCAAAAGGTGTTAAAACTGGCGAATACAAATACTGGTCGGTTGTTGCTATTGGTGTAAAAAAGTTAGAAGAAGAATTTGAATATTATAATGGCACACTACTAACAGAAAATATCATTACAGGTATTTTTGAAAGATTTAAAAACTTTTTAATGAATCTTTTTCAAAAAGTGTA